TTTTTTCTGTCATTTTATTATGATCTTACTAGGTTCCCGTTGCTGTAGCTTGATTTTACAATATAGTTAGATGCTGAAGGATCAAGTCCTGATGAGATTTCATCAGGAACCATTTCAAAAACACTCTTATTAATATCTAGTTGAAGATAAAGATCCTGTAATCCAATTACATCATTGGATTGGGGAATTGCCGATATTTCAATAATCGTTTGTCCATCTTTTACCTTTCCAGATAAAATATTAATTGGGTTGAGTGTAATAATTCCTTTTTTGTAATCAATTCTACCAACATTTCTTTTGACGATTGTTGCTGTTGTTGAATTTACATTTGGAACGGTGAATAGAAAGATAGATCCTGTTGTTCTATTAGTATCTGGAATATCGGAAAGATACACAGTTTCTTGTAAATCTGAAACTCTAAATGCAGAAGATTTTATATTATATCCATCCATACTTTTGATATGAAATTCATTCCCAAAACCAATTTGATATTCCGCAAAAGTATTTAAAGCAACTCTCAAATCTCTTCTCATCTGTATCGTAGTAATATTAGAGGTCACAGATTCGTGACTATCATCTATAATTTTTAAGAATTTACTATACTTAAATCTTGCTCCATATTTATTCAGTTCTGTAGACTCCGCATACTTATTTGCGTTAGATTGAATTAAAGACGAAACATATGCAGAACTGGGAGCAAGGTTTGTATTATAATAAACGTTTGAGATTACTTCGAGGTAGAGATATTTGAGATCTAAAATTTCTGGTATAATTCCAGCAACTGCATACTTTTTAAGATCTCTTTTAATATTTTCTTTGATTAAATTTGGAAGAAAGTCGCCATTTCTTGGTTTAATGCTAATAAAAACTTTTCCATACTGAGGAGGAATTAACTCCTCTCCGCCAAATACAGAAATTGACTCAGTTTCAGGATATATTTTGTTTGGAATTAAGATTTCATAGTCATTTGCGGATAATGCTCTATTTTGAGAAGCATAAATTCTAGGAGCATACCTTTTAATCGATTCTACAGATTCAATGTTTTCCCCACCCTGAGAAATAATACCAGTTGTTAAGAGAGATATTCCAGATGTAACTGTGTATTCTACAGAATTCCTAGTATAAGTAAGTCTTCCAGAAAAACTAAACTGACTTACTCCATTACCACTATCACCATTTGATACAATATAATTTACTTCAATGTAATTATTATTTTCTAGTTTTTTACCAAATAAAATTCCATCACCAAAAATTAATTCATATCTTTCATCTTCTATTTCCTGAATATAATAAACTTTTGAATCTTTGTTTACATCAAATACATTATCTTGAAGTCTATACTTTGTAGATGCCGTTGCTGTTATAGAATCTCTTACCTTGACTGAAATAAGTGCAGTATCGACCCCGACGTTTGGGAGAATAAATCTCTGATTTGGATTATTTGAATTATAAGTAAAATTACTATCTAATAATACCCCTTCATAAATTTGAATATCATTAAAAGATGCAATATTATCCACAACTGGAACTGTAATATCATCTAAAATTGAAAATACAAATGATTGATTTCCAAAAGTTCCTGATGTACTAGCAACAGTACCTTTTTTTAAGGTTAGTGATGAAGGAACTGGTGTAATATTACTAGTATCTACGAAAAAACTTATTGTTGAGATTGCTGCTTTTCTTGATCTTGGAACATATCCAATATTTCTGGCAAGAGAAACAACATTTTCCCTAAGTGTTGCACTATCAATGAACACTTCATTTGCAATCATATTTGCGTTATATGAAGTGATGTAAGTGTTATATGCCAGAACATCAAGAATAGTTGAGAGATTGGATCCCTCAAAGTCATAATCAGTAAAATTTGAATTTGACTTTAGATAATCTCTAAGACTTGTTTTAATCTGGTCAAAATCCAGATTTGAAAGATTTACTAATGGCATTTACCTAGTAGGTTGCAGAACGAATTGTAATTGTTGCGCTGGAACATCTATACCAACAATTCTATAGGTTATGATCACATCAAAAGCACTGTTGTCAAAATCGGGGTTCACTTGAACATCTATTAATGAAACTCTTGGCTCATAGTTTTGAATTGAATTCTCAATTTCATCTTTTATAACGAGAGCTGAAGAACTATCTAAGTTCTCAAAAAGAGAACCACTAATTCTAGAACCAAAGTTATCATTAAAAAATTTTTCGCCAGGTAAAGTAAACACAATATTACGAATAGAGCGAGCAATTGCGTTTTCATTTTTAAGGGCAATCAGGTCATTCGTCAGAGGATTGCTCTGAAATGACATACTAATATCTTTAAATCCCTGACTTACCCTTTGTAAAGGCATTGATTATTATAATTCTATCTTATTTATTAAGGATTTTTTGATTCATAAAGAGGTTCTGTTCCATATTCCCAATCATCATAGTCTTCATCATTGCGAATTTTTGAATGAATTTCGTTTTGATGAGCAAAATCATGTTTTTTGGAGTTCAAATCATCATTTGCAATCTCTCTAAGTAGTTTTTGATCCATTTTGTGCTCCTGATTCGTTAAAATCAGAACTTTTTACGGGGTTGCTATCCCGAATTTTTGTAATTTCGTACATAAAATCGTCAGATGTTTCAATTTTGCGACGATTTTCAACAGAATATTCGGTTAAATCAATCTCATAACCTGGATTTTTAGTAATTCTATTCTTTGTCCATGCATCATCATACCATAGTATCTTATTATTGGGGTATGCATAGAAATTTCCATTGTCCATCTTAAAAAAATGAGCACATTTATGCTCTGGAGTCTCACTAAAATTAGTATTCAAAGTAGATTTTGATTCCCATGACCAATCAAGCGTGAATAAGTATGTTCCTTCATTCTTTTCTCCGCGATAGTTGATAAGTTCTGCACGTAAATTAGACAATCTCGATCGAACTTGTACATCAATATAAGGAGAAAAACAATCCCACCACATACACTCCTCTAATTCTGGTACAGGTGCATCTGGTTTCCAACAAAAGGCATGTATTGGTCTTCTTGTCCAATTAACCCCATTCTCTAAAAACGCCTCAAAGAGGGGTACGTGCTTCTCTAAGGACGCTACGGAGTGTACGTCACATAAAGTTACCTCACCATGACCTTTTTTGTGATTATAAAGAAATTCATTGCGAATATAACAAGTAATTGTCGGAAGATTGTGATTTAGATAAGACATAATTTCTAATAAAAAAGCAGGAATTTCTTCCTGCTTTATCTATATTATTTTCCTTGTCCCCGATACCTTTTTTTACGTCCATTACGAGAAGTTGCACTCAACAATGTACGAGCAGAACGTCCCTGGCGAGTTTTCTTTGGTGCTCCGGGTTCAAATATAGTCTTATTAGATCCACCTTTAGCCATAAGTTTCCTCCATTTCAATTAGATTAGGATCAATGTCCTCTCCCGAGAAATAACGCTCAGAAAAGTCTTGAAGTATCTCACTACAATCTTCTGCAGTGAGATTTGTATAAATTTTACGCCCTTTATATAAAAGATTGTAAGTTTTTTCCATTAGATAATACGTGTCTTTTCATGTCCAACACGAATACGAGGATCGCACCAAATCTCAAAACCTTTTTCAATGGCATCAAGACAGAATGAAACATCCTCACCACACATATCTTGAACTGCACCAGATTCAAAGACTTGCATCTTAGGAGCAAACCAGGGGTACTCAAGATTTTCAAATACTCCTTTCTTAATCAACACCCACCCAAAACCTGTGTAATCTACAGTAAATGGCTTACGACGCTTACTGATCGATTCCACAGTTTCATGGTTCATCACTCCACCATTCTTACGGAAATCATCTTCCTCTAACCAGTGTGCGACAGAAGTTGTGTGACCATCCTCAGTTGCGTACCAACCAGCGACAATTTCACGCTCCTCTCCTTCCTGATTGAGTGCTACATCACAGAGTTGCCAGAACTTTTGAGAATCAAAAACAATATCACTATCAATCCATAGTTGATAATCATACTCCAGTTTTCCATCCCAAGGTACTTGCTTAGGACCCCGAAGAACATTTGCTCCAAGAACCTTACAACGTGCAAAGTTCACCATTGATGAGTAATCTTGTGAAATTTGAATACTCATTCCATTTTGAACTAGATCAAAGCAAAGTTGTACAAATGCTTTTAGAAAAATAAAAGAACATCCTCGACCAGGTAAACAGAAAACAATACTCTTACCTTTCATCCTTTTTTTAATATCTTCATAGTTCCACTCCTCAGTGGTACTCTTTGGTGCTACAGTTTTAACAGTAAATCCTTTTGCCATAAGTTGAATAAACCTTCAAAATCAATTTTATCCGTCTATTTAGTATTTGTCAATGAGAAGAATCTAATACAATCTTTTTGTTCATTGTAAGTTCCTCATACGTTAAATCAACACTCTCATAACGAGTGTCTAATACATCGACAAGCATCTTCAATGTATTCCAAGTACTATTAAACTCCTCCTCTTTTAATGAATGAAATAAACACTTATCCTTTGCATATATGTGATATATTTTTTCATTTGCAGTCATAAAAATATCTCCGGAATTTTTCTTTCAGTTTTTATTTCGTAACTGCATTATATATCACAACAACACAAAAACCTAGTGCGACAAAAAAGGGGCGTGGATAACGTATCATCCATCCCGCTAAAACAACTTTCCAAAATCCCCAGTATGGTCTATGTCTCACTTCTTTTTTCTTTTTGATGATGCTCTCTTTTGCGCTGGAGTTCTGAAAATACCCGTTGCACAACTCTTATTTCTTTTATGTTTTCCTCCGAAAATCCCCCATCCATGACATGTTGCTTTCTTCTTTGGAGCCATTGTTTTACTTCCGGAAAATTTTTAAAAGTGTGATATTTATCGGTCGATTTGTCACCTCTGTAGGTTAGGGTAGTTTGCGATTTTTATAACCGCGTCGCCGCGCCGCGCTATAACAAACCGACCGCAAAACACTGCCGAACCACTATCACCACCAAGCATAACATAAGTGCCCCCCAGTGTCAACCAGAGGGCACACAGTTAGTATCAGAACTCGATCACATCTGCAGTGGGTTCGTTATCATAACCCTCAGAAACATTATCAGCGGTGAGTGTATCCAGGATGGACAGAATTTCGCTGCCGTTATCACATTCAGCAAGCATCGAAAGCATCACGGACTTAGACATGTTGTGTTCTTGTGTGTTAGTTAAGAGTGAATGAGTGAGTGTTGATCAGTTGGCAAAGACTTCAGCACAACTATCAATACCCTCCTGCTCAATGTCAGAGACGATAACATCCAGGATGGACAGAAGTTCGTCACCAGTGTTGCCTTGTGCCAGCATGGAAAGGATAACTTGCTTAGACATAATAACGAAGAAAAGTGTTGTGAACTGTAAGTGCCTAGTTTATACTCATGCGACAGGAGTTGGTGTTACTTAGAGGTCGAACACATCGCTA